TTTTTTTTTTTTTTTTTTTTTTTTTTTTTTTTTTTTTTTTTTTTTTTTTTTTTTTTTTTTTTTATCACTTGACGTGGGTTGACGGGTTAATTTTCATTATTTTACGTGAGGGAAACAACCAAAACCCCCACGGACTGCCACAGCCTCTCTACAGAGAGACATCTACTGATACGATAGACTCAAATTCAGTATTCCACAATGCTCGTGGTATCTTTGGAGCGAGTGGAGCACCCTTGCCTCGACCCGATGATTGTTTGCCGTTGACACGCTGGAACCCCAGTATGCCGTCACACACTGAAATGTAACAATCGACAAGTGCATCTTCGTTGATCCCATACACCTTCTTCAAAAAAGTATGAAGGCAATCCGGGTCGATGGTGTCTGCGTTGACCGTCATATCTTTAAGCTCCTCTGCAGTGAATTTATACGCGCAAGCCTGATTCCTCATATCTAAGAATGGCTTACCCGATAATTGGTCCGCTGTCTGAAGCAAGAGTTCCCTTACACTGGCTATGTGGCGATGTTCATAAGCAGCGGACAAACACTTGCCCGCCATATAATCCTCATCGCTTACTGCCCGGTTGTTGTTGGCCCGGACAGGTAATTTGCACACTACACGGCCAAATGATGGTACGGGGAACGTACGCGTAAAGCTAGGTACGAATCTTTTGCGCAAGAACGTGGCGCTTTCCCTGATTTCAACAATCTTTCCTTCTGATTTCATACCTGACCCTTCCGATACATCCTCGAACGCTGTTTTAAGCTTAGTTCGATCCTGGGATGTGTACGTTAATCCATCGTCCCCGTACACCAAAGTGGTACTGCTAGTTATTCCGGCCTGCTCAAGCGCGGCGAGTGAAGTGCATGCGTTTACATATCCGTTGCCAGTGGTGGTTGTAACCTCACCGCTCCAACGTTGTCCCTTCACTCGACCCTTAACACCATAACGCGTAAAAACCCGTACGCTGGTGTTATTGGCAAACTCCCTAACAAACCATTTCGGTGCGCCAAGTTTGTAATAAAACATGGCCTCATGTTTCCTGACACCGGCGGGCTGTGTGCCGTCGTTGTTCTTGAAATCGTTCTCGAAGACATTGCCCTTGGTATGGTGCACAATATCTGCTATCTCGTCTGCGGTCATGCCGACACAGTAAATGACTTCATTCCCTTTGTTCTTGGGATTCTTCCTGTTCAGCTCTTCCGCAATGCGACGGGACAAATAATACACGACGGACCCCATTACAAGATTGTACATGTCTCCTCCCTGGTAGACAATGCGTGGCTGGGATCCGTCCGTTTTTACAAGAACCTCCGATTTCGCGAACACGGTCTTGTCCGTGTATCCTGGTAGCGTGAAGTCCATAGAGTCCAAGCAAGCCTGTAGCCTCTCCCGCTTTTGTCCGCTCATCTCTGACAGATAAGCGTCTATAGCACCCGCATCAAGACGTATTGTCTCCCGCTCATGAATTTTATCCATGAGCAACTGGTGGCCCGTTACAAACGAGTCACCTACGTCCTTATTGGGTGAATAGTCACAACGCTTCTTTATAGCGTGAAGAGTGGCTCCCTCGCTCTGTGCAACTACCTGGATTGGGACCCCCTCCACAAGTGCTCCCTTGATTGGGTTAAAGGAGCGTGGGGGTTCAGTAGCCCGGGTGATGTTAACAGTGGGGTTGATGTTATCGTACCGTACCTCGGTTGGATAATCGAAGGGGCGGTTATCTGTAACGCCTCCGACTAATGGTACAGTCTTCGAGAACTCATACGTGAGTTCTCCGAACGTGATGGTCTGTGAC